CTAGACTTAGACACGCTACTTGGCAAACGCTAGAAGTATCAAACCGTACTCAAGATCGGATATTAAAATGAGCAAATTAAAATTAACAGAAGAATTTTTGATTCTTAAACTGTTTTGTAAAATGTACGAAGATGCAATGCAACGCAAAGACTATACTCAAATGCTTGAATTAAGCGTTGATATTGCTGAAAGTGCTGAACAACTAGAACAGCAAACCGTAGATTTTATAAATGGCCACTAAACTTGAAAAAGAAAAGTACAGAAAAATTGCTGAATTGGGATGCTCATTATGCAGGCATCAAGGCAATGAGGGAACGCCAGCAGAACTCCATCACATTAGAAGAACTGGCAAGAGAAGTAATGCCCCTGTTATCCCCTTATGTCCGTATCACCATCGAGGATCAAATACCAGTATTCACGGAATGGGCCGCAAGCAATTCGAAGTCGTGTATCAGATCACCGAAGAAGAACTACTTGAGCAAACGGAGAGATTAATTGAGTAGCTGGCTAATTATCATTACAGGACTAATCTATGCCTATATATCTGCCGAACAAGGATTTAAAGGAAATGCTGGATTGGCTTGTATGTATGCTGGATATTGCTTTGCAAATTTTGGGGCTTACTTAATCGCTACTAAATGACAGCAAGGGTGGTCAGACCCCTGCCGTCAAGCTACTTAGGAAATTACTGGTGGTGTAATACCAGCAACACGGGCGGCAAGCAATTCATTTTGCGCACGAATCAAAGCATCTTTAATACGGGTTGCTTCAACAGCAAGCACAGTCGCTTTAACATCATAAATTTCACGCTTTACATCGCAAAATTCTTTTGCAACTTCTTTAAAACCATAGTGCATTTCTTTTTCGTTGTGACGAATAGTAGAAAGCAATTCTCTAGTTTGATGACCGTGGTCAATAGATACTGCAAACTGCTGGTCTTTACCGTTAATGCCTGCATTGTGGTAATAGCCGTGATTCTCGTGGCCGCTTACAAAGCCTGCAATAGATGGGGTGGCTGTAACAAATTCACTCATGGAGTTTCCTTTATTTCGTGATGCCTCACGATGGGTGTAACGAAAGTTACAAGTTCATAATAGCCACAATAATTTTTATTAAATTCAAAACTATTTTTCAAAAAGGATTGACATAATGAGCTTCACGATTCACACACACAACGGAATGAGAGTGGTTCAATACTTCTTTAATATTGAGAGTTTGATAAAGTCGATGGTTGATAATCCCAAAGACCGATACCATCGAAATTTATAGTTCTAGCGGATCGAAGCCCATCTCAGATGATACGATTTTGCACCGCCTACGAAATTCAGCCCCATGGTGCATCCATTTATCACCTTTTTGCTTATAAAAACTCATGTGTACACATTCATGGGCAAGAGTGGTTAAAACGGTATAGAAGTGGCTACAACGCCCTGATGAGATGGTAATGGTATGTTCATAGTCACCGCCTGTATCTAACAGGTATGTACCCATTACTTCAGGATCAGGTGTAACTACAAATTCTATTTCTTCAGGCAATGGCATAGGCCATTTAGTAAACGGATAGGTGCAGTACAGGCTTGAATACAAGTGCTTTAATGCTTCAGGCGTTAATCTCATGTAGTTCACCCCTAAAAAATACTAGACCTTCATCTTCATTAATGACTTGTACAAGTTCAGGTGGCATCAAATGACCGTTTATGTAGGTAAGAACTGCAAAACCAGCCCGCCAGTTTACGCTTGAATCTTCATGGTATAGGAATTGGTCATCTTTAACTGCGGCCATCATTCCAGTATCTACACCGTACATATCACCCGTGTAATTAGTCCAAGGCGTTACTTTGAGAGAATGTAAGTGGCCCGTGACCATTGACATCCCGCCCTTTAAAATATTGTTGTACACGGCATGAATACCGTTATGCCAACGGTGTTTAATCATCGTATTGCCATTGACTACAACCGACCAGCTATATGACCAGCCGTACAAGTGATCTGCAAGGCACATACCCTTGACACCTTCATATTGAGGCAGAATATTAGATAATTTGCCATCAAAGCGTAAATCGTGATTACCTATTGTGCGGTGCAATATACAACCAGCAGGGCGCACAGCTTCAATATCACCTAATCTGTTTTGTACTTCTTGTAACTCTTGTTGGACTGTTGGATGTTCTTGATAACCGATTCTATTGTGTTGGCTAATCTGAGCAAAATCGAACAAATCCCCGTTCAAGATCACCATATTTGGCTTTAGCTTTTTAGTGAAATGCACAAAAGCACGGTGGGCGGTAGATATGTAGTTTGGGTTGTAGTGGCAATCAGACCCCACTAAAATCACGCCATTCTTTAATTCATATTCACAACGAAGTTTATTTTCGGGAATTGTAAACTTTGGCCTACCTTGATTGTCATTCGATTCAAGAACGATATCGAACTTTTGCTCTATGTTCTTTTTTCGTTTATATATGTTTCTTTCTGAAACGCCCAAAATGTCAGACACTATTTTTGGTGAGCGATGCTCCTTAAATAACGCTATAAAATGTTGGTCACTACAAGAAGTTTTAGTCATATATAAACTTTATAATGGTAATGTTAGCCAATACTAATCTATTTACATGGAAAATCAATGACATACGCAAGAATTGATACAAATCACAAGGAGATTGTGGCGGCTTTAAGACAAGCTGGTGCTACGGTTGTTTCTTTAGCCGCCATGAAGCACGGATGCCCCGATCTTTTGGTAGGTTATGCAGGTGAAACGGTGCTAATGGAAATAAAACGGGATGCCAAAGCCAAGTTCACGCCTGACCAACTAGACTTTTTAGGTAAGTGGAAAGGCGGTGCAATCAGCCGTGTGGATAGCGTTGATGCCGCCATAAGAGCATTAGGAATTACTAGAAAAGTGTTATAAAATAAGCCAAAAGGAGCGTATTATGGAAAAGTCGATGGCATTATTCCTAGCAACATTGCTACATTCGGGGACAAACACCCACTTTTTCCATTGGGCTACCAAGTCTTACGCTAAACATAAGGCACTTGGTCATTTTTACGAAGCCATTGTTGAGCATACCGATGCCCTAGCCGAGTGCTATTTTGGGTGCTACGGTCAGATTACTGAGTTTCCAGCTACTTATCACCAGCCAAAAGAGCCATTGGCCTACTTGCAATCCTTAAAAGCGTTTGTTAAAGATGCCCGTCAAGACTTGCCGCAAGACCCTGAAATCTGCCAGCTAATTGACAATATTGCCCAAGAAATCGACACAACTATCTACTTACTTAAATTTAAGGCTTAATCATGCCATTAGACAAATCAGGTTCAGCCGAATCAGTCGGCAAGAATATTAAAAAAGAAATGAAAGCTGGAAAGCCTAAAAAACAGGCAGAAGCCATTGCACTTAGCGTTGAGCGTGAATACGCCAAGGGTGACCGTAAAGCCAAGCTAGAAGATGCCTATGCTAAATACATTGAGGAAAAACATAATGGGTGACGGTCTATACGCCAATATTCACGCTAAAAGGGCTAGAATCAAAGCTGGTTCAGGCGAAAAGATGGCTAAAAAGGCTTCTGAAGGCCGCCCATCAGCACAAGACTTTAAAGATGCCGCTAAGACTGCCAAGCCTACACGCAGAGAAACAATTGCTTCCAAGATGAAGGATATGTAATGGTTAAGATGATCCCACCTACCCCAATGAGCCGCAAGTACAAAAAAGAAGATGCAATGCTACGCCCTCATGTTGAATCTACGCTAGAAAAGAACCAGCGTGAGCGTTTAGAGCGTAGAGCCGCTATTGCCAACAAACTTAAAGACTTGGATAAAGAAGTTCTGTAATGGCTACGCTGGCAGACTTGCTACGGGGTGGATACAAACCCCCTACTGAATCGGCACTTGCTGATCCTATCAAGGAGCATTTCCGCAATCTGCCGCAAACATTAGAAGCAAACCAACGGGCTATGGATAAAACTATGGCTGGCATGGACAAAACCGACATTATGGGTAGACCAAACCCTAATTACTACCCCGAAGCTATGGGCGAGTTCACTCAGAACTATATGCCAGCAATTATGGGTTCTTATTTGCCAACTACACCATTAAAACCAAATCTTGAAGTTGGTACACGGTATGTTCGTGAATATATGGGTGGTTTAGCAGAAAAAATACCAAAAAAAATTGAAGATTTAAAAGGCTCAAGTTTGATGGTAATGCCGTGGGATTCTACTAGCCGTAATTACGCAATTAAATCTATATCGGGCGAAGCATTGCCAAGCAATGTAATAACGCACGGTGGTCAAGATTATGCCCGTGATTTATCCCATGTAAATCAAAATGTTGTGGGAGCATCAAATCTTGGTATAGCTAAACGAATCCAAAGCAGAGATGCACAAGCAAGGGCAGAAAATTTAGCCGCTGGTGGTACAGGCAACATTATTCATATGCCAATCACTATGGGTGAAGGTGCTGAAAACTTTAGCGTCATGCCAACCGAAGCAATGCTAGGAATTATTGATGCTAGAGAGCCAAGCAAAAAGTTTATCAAAGAACTTGATACAAGCATCAGGCAGTACAAAGACCCACAAAGGGGTACAACGCCATTTAAAGATTTTGCTGGGGTAAACAGCGAAACAGGTCGTATGCAATTGTATTCAGGTGAAGGTGTCGGGGGTACTGCTGGAGATTTGCGTAAAGTGTTTATTAACAGAACCGCTGGTTTAAAAAGTAGGCAAGAATATTTAGGGTTTAATGCAGAAGATTTGGCGGCCGCATTGCGTGATCCAGCTTTGGAGGGAGTGCCAAAAGGCTATCTTGGTAATACCTTAATTAAGGTTGGTTCTGAAGGTATGCACCTAAAGCCAAGCAAAAATCCTACATATTCAACTGATTTTACGGGTGAATACATGGGAACTTTAGGTAACAATGTTCCTGTTGAAGTCTTATTTCCTAAATTGTTCCCACAGTTTGAGCAAGCATATGCCAAGCAAAAGGGTGATCTGAGAAATATGGCTATTGGTGGATTAGAAAAAAAATCCGCTGGGGTATCAGAATTGGTTGATCAACAAGTCATTGACAACTACTACAAGTACCTTGAACAGCTAGGCAAATCAGGACAGTAATTCTGCTGTAAGCAACTCAGCTTGAAGCATAGCAATAGAATCTTGTAACAAAGCCACAAAGCTATCATTATTTAAATCAATAGCATCATTGCTTAATTCACAGTCTATCGACCCATTGTCGTTACGGCTCAATTTAATAGTAGGCATACTAATCTCCTTGTTTTGTAATATAATTATACCAAGTATTAACCTATCTTAACAACTACTTGATAAAGATATGACCAATAAACAACAAACTAATAATCCTAAGGGTAGACCTAAAGGTAGCCCTAATAAGTCCACAGCACTTGCTAGAGAGGCGATCGCTAAGTTCGTGGATGGGAATAGCCACAAGTTGCAAGAATGGCTTGATGACATCGCTACGAATGAAAAGCTAGGGCCAAAGGTGGCTTTTGATTGCTTTATGCAAGTAGCTGAGTACCATGTGCCTAAACTAGCTAGAACAGAACATACTGGTGATGTAGATCAACCAGTTAAAGTCATTCACGAACATAAGTTCTTAGATTGAAAGAATTAGTTAAGAAGTACGAATATCCCTATAAATCAAGGGATGCGTTCTTAGACTTTCACAGACGGGATCAACGCTGGGCAGTATTAGTCTGTCACCGTAGAGCAGGAAAAACGGTAGCTACTATAGCTGATACTATCCGCAGAGCCATTATGGATAAGAAGCCTGACGGTAGGTACGCTTACATTGCACCGTACTACGCACAGGCTAAGAACATTGCATGGGATTACCTGCTTAAATTTGCAGAACCAGCCATTGTCAAAGCTAATCAGTCTGAGTTATGGGTAGAACTGGTTAATGGAGCAAAGATACGCTTATTTGGTGCCGATAACCCTGATGCCCTGCGTGGACTGTATTTAGATGGGGTGGTGTTAGACGAGTACGCAGACATGAAACCCCGTCTTTGGGGTGAGATTGTTAGACCATTGCTTACTGACAGACAGGGTTGGGCTACCTTTATTGGAACACCTAAAGGCCATAATGCGTTCTATGACATATACAACGAAGCCCAAAAGAACCCCAACTGGTATGTCAAGACACTAAGAGCAGATCAATCAGGGCTGTTGCCACAGGCTGAATTAGAAGATGCTCAAGCCACAATGTCTGATAATCAATATGAGCAAGAGTTCTTATGCTCCTTTGAAGCCGCTATTCTTGGTGCTTACTACGGTCAAGAGATGCGTAGAATCACAGACTTAGAGCGTATTACTACGGTGGACTATGACCCAATGTTCCCATGTCATACCGCTTGGGACTTAGGATTTAATGACAGCACAAGTATTTGGTGGTTTCAGGTGGTGTACGGTGAAATACGGGTACTCGATCACCATTCATCTAACGGTCAAGCCGTGCCTTATTACACGGGTTTAATTGCCAGCAAAGAGGATGAGTTTGGGTACAAATATGGCTATCATTACCTGCCCCATGACGCTAGAGCAAAAACACTAGCAAGTGGTGGTAAGAGCATAATCGAACAAATTGCGACAAAAATCGACATAAAACACCTAAAAATTGTTCCAAACCTGTCATTACAAGACGGAATACAAGCAACACGACTTGCATTAACTCGCACTTGGTTTGATAATAGATGCGAAGAAGGTATCGAATGTTTGCGCCAATATCAACGAGAGTGGGATGATGATAAAAAGATATTTAGGGATCGCCCAAAGCATGATTGGACTAGCCACTCTGCCGATGCCTTCCGCTATCTCTCAATCGTATGGAAAGATGAGGACAGCCCTATCCTCAAAGATTCAAGAGTTAAAGGACTTCATGTCGGTCAAACGGATGTCACATTGAACGAAATGTGGAAAGAAACCCCTAAAACAGTTAATCGCAGGATATAAAACATGGAACATACATACCAAGATTGGTACAACTGCATTGCCCAGTACGAGCGTACATACAAAGAATGGGAAGGCAGAGCAGACAAGATTGTTAAGCGTTACCGTGATGATTCTCGCACTCGCAACAATCCTAATGCCAAGTTCAATATCCTTTGGTCAAATGTTCAAACAATCACTCCTGCTGTATTCGCTCGATTACCACGCCCTGATGTAAGCCGTAGATTCCGTGATAACGATCCTATTGGCCGTGTAGCTTCAATGATGCTAGAACGAGCCTTAGAGTATGAAGTCGAGCATTACGGTGACTATGCTAGTGCTATGAAGCAAGCCGTTCAAGACCGTTTACTTGGTGGCCGTGGTACAGCTTGGGTTCGTTATGAGCCACATATTGTTGGTCAAGAAGCGGGTATGGGCGATGGCGCACCTGACGATGGCTTTCAAGTTACTGAAGATATTGACGAAGCAGAAACAGAAGGTGGCATATATCGTGAGAATCAAGAGCGTATTGAGTATGAGTGCGCTCCCGTTGATTATGTCCATTGGCGTGACTTTGGCTTAACCGTTGCCCGTACATGGGAAGAAGTCACCGCAGTATGGCGTAAGGTTTACATGGGCAGACCAGCCCTTGTTGAACGCTTTGGTGAAGAATTAGGCGGTCGTATTCCGTTAGATACCAAGCCTGAAACATCCAAGACATTTAACGAAAAGATGGGCGAAGGCGCATCCGAAGCCGTTGTTTATGAGATTTGGGATAAAACTAGCGGTCAAGTTATTTGGCTAAACAAATCAATGGGTAAGATTCTTGATACCCGTGATGATCCGCTAAAGCTAGAAAACTTTTGGCCTTGCCCTAAGCCAATGTTCTCTACCCTGACAACTGACAGCCTAATCCCTGTTCCTGACTTTGTTCTTTACCAAGATCAAGCAAGACAGTTAGACACGCTTGCCGATCGTATTGATGGATTCATTCAAGCCCTTAAAGTTCGTGGCGTATATGATGCGGCAGAGCCATCTCTTGCCCGTTTGTTTACTGAAGGTGAGAACAACTCCCTATTGCCAGTAAAGAACTACGGAGCATTTAGCGAGAAGGGCGGTATGGCTGGGGCTATTAACCTAGTCGATATTAAGCCAATCGCTGAAGGCTTGCAAATGTCTTATCAGGCTATGGAGCAAGTTAAAGGTCAGATTTACGAGATCATGGGTATTGCTGATATTCAGCGTGGCCAAACTGATCCAAGTGAAACTCTTGGCGCACAGATTATCAAGTCAAACAACGCTTCAGGGCGTTTAAAGACTATGCAACACGATGTAGTGAACTTTGCTACTGCCCTGTTACAGATCAAAGCACAGATTATCTGCCAGCACTTTACTGATGACACCATTGTTAAGATTAGCGGTGCAATGCAATTATCTGAGCAAGATCAAGCACTTATACCGCAAGCCCTTGCACTTTTGAAAGACGAACCAGCTAAGAACTTCCGCATTGAAGTCACTAGCGATTCGATGATTTATCAGGATGAACAGCAAGAAAAGCAAGATCGTGTTGAGTTCCTAAGTGCGGTAAGTAGCTTTATGCAAACTGCTTTACCCGTGGCCACAACCGCACCTGAACTCACTCCATTGCTCATGGAAATGCTCAAGTTTGGTGTTACAGCGTTTAAAGCTGGTAAAGGTATGGAAGGTTTGATTGACGAAACCGCAGATAAGTTCCGTCAGCAAGCTAAAGCGGCAGAAGGCCAGCCAAAGCCACCATCACCTGAACAGCAGGCAATGACTATGCAAATGCAGATGGAACAGCAAAAAATGCAGATGCAACAACAGATCGAGCAAGCTAAGATTCAAGGTCAAATCGAACTGGAGAAGGCTAAGCAAGAGTACCAAGCCCAAGAGAACCAGCTTAAATTCCAGCTTGAAGATCAGCGCAATCGTGAGCAGATGCAGATGGAAATGAATCTTGAGCAGACTAAGATGGATACCACCAATAACAAGGAATTGTTGCTGGCTTATCTTAACAATGCCGCCAAGATTGAAACCACTCGTATATCTTCAGGTTTAGATACTGGTGAGGCCGCATACGCAGACAATGTTCAAATGGCTAACATTTTGCAAGACCAATTAGGATATTCCGACATGAAAAACCACCCATTACAACCAGCAATTGAGAATATGTATTCAAGTAACCAGCAATTGACCCAATTGTTAGCGGCTTTACTAGATAAACTTAGCCAGCCTAAGACTGTAATACGTGGTCCTGACGGTAAAATTGCTGGAGTTCAATAATGGCAACAATTAAGCATTTAAAAGTATCGGCTATCCCTGATGCTGGGGATGATTCGCTTATTGAGCCGTCAGATTGGAATAATGACCATGTACTTACAGGCACGGTAGAAGTAGCCAATGGCGGTACAGGCGCAACAACCCTGACAGGCTATGTCAAAGGAACTGGTACAACCGCCATGACAGCGGCCACAACAATTCCAAACACAGACATAACAGGATTAGGCACGGCATCAACTAGAAACGCAGGGTCAGCCAATGGCGTTGCTACTCTTGATTCAGGCGGTAAAGTGCCTGTTTCAGAACTACCAGCCGCAGTATTGGGAGCATTAAGTTATCAAGGAACATGGGATGCAAGCACAAATACTCCAACTCTTGTTTCGTCTGTTGGCACTAAGGGTTACTACTATGTTGTATCTGTTGCTGGTAGCACTAATCTTGACGGGATTACAGATTGGCTTGTGGGTGACTGGGCTGTTTACAACGGCACGGCATGGCAAAAGATAGACAATACAGATTCAGTAACTAGCGTAAACGGCTTAACTGGTGCTGTTGTACTAACTACTACAAATGTAGCAGAGGGAACAAACCAATACTTTACAACTGCTAGGGCTAGGACTTCTTTAAGTGCTGGAACGGCTATCAGTTATGACAATACAACTGGCGTAATTACTAACTCAGCCCCCGATCAAACCGTAGCTATTTCTGCTGGTACAGGAATTAGCACTAGCGGTACATACCCTAATTTCACCGTCACAAATACTGCTCCTGACCAAACAGTTTCACTAACTGGTGCAGGCACAACCGTAGTAACTGGTACATACCCGACCTTTACAATTACATCCACAGATTCCACAACAGGCACAGTAACAAGCGTAGCCGCAACTGCTGGAACTGGTATTAGCGTAACAGGTAGCCCAATTACTACTAGCGGTACTTTAAACATTACCAACACAGCCCCCGATCAGACTGTTGTTCTATCTAACGGAACAGGCATTAGTGTTACTGGCACTTACCCTAACTTCACAGTTACCAATACAGCCCCATCTTCAGGCGGTACGGTTACTAGCGTTACAGGTACAGCCCCAGTAGTTTCAAGTGGTGGCAATACTCCAACTATTAGCATGGCGGCCGCTAATGGTTCAACCAACGGCTATTTAACAAGCACCGACTGGACTACCTTTAATAACAAGGGTTCGGGTTCAGTCACTAGCGTAGGCGGTACAGGTACAGTTTCAGGCATTAGTCTTAGCGGTACAGTTACTTCAAGCGGAAACCTGACTTTAGGTGGCACTTTAGACCTATCTAGCCCCCCTGCTATTGGCGGTACTGCACCTAATAGCGTTAAGGGTACAGTTATTCAGGCTACAAACGGGATTGTCGTTAATTCAAATACTGTATCTGCAAGCTATACGATTCCAAGCGGATCAAGTGCTATGAGTGCTGGGCCAATGACGGTAGCAAGCGGTCAAACAGTTACCGTATCAAGTGGGTCACGCTGGGTCGTTCTGTAATGTTTTCAACCGCTTTTCAGTCTAATGCGTTTCAAGTAAATGCGTTCCAAATCTACATTCCACCAACACCTACCAATAATTTAGGTGGGGGTGATGATGCTTCTTGGACTACTGAAGAACTAAAGCGGTTACGCAAGCTATCAGCAAAGATCGCTGAACGCCAACGCAAATTAGAGCAATCTACTAAAGAAGCTAACGCATCACGCAAACAAGCATTTAAAGATCAAATTGATCCTGTTGCAAAAGTTAAGCAATCTAAAGTACAATCAATTCAAGAGGTTAAAGCTGATATACCGTCAGTCGATACACAAGAATTACAGCGGTCTATAAGCTACCTTGAAAACCAACGGAATAACATCCTTGAGGCAGTAGCTTACAGAAACCAGCAAAGGCTCATTCAAGAGCAATTGCTTTATATGGAAGCCAAACGCCTAGAGGAACTAGACGATGAGGCCGCACTATTACTGCTCTTACATTAAATCCGCATACGGAATATAAGAAGGCTTACGATCATTTACACGCTGGCAGGTATGCCGCTGGATTTAGATTATTTGAGTATCGCTGGCATCCTGAGATTCTTGCCAATCAAACAATTCCTTATGCAAGACTGCCCGTAGCCCCTAAAGCATGGCAGGGTGAATCACTTTTAGATAAAACTATTGTGGTTCAGATGGAGCAAGGCTTTGGCGATATATTCCAATACGCTAGATTCCTACCTGCTCTTAAAGTTTTGGGTGCTAAAAAGCTAATTGTCCTATGCGTACCCCAATTATTTGAGGTTTTAGGTCAAATGGAGTGTATTGACCAAATAACAAACCTGACTGAAGCTGGTCCAGCGCATGAATGTGACTATTGGATTGGCTCAATGTCGTTACCTTACTACATAGATTGTGCAATGCCGTATGTAAAAGCCCTATTCCCGATCACTAAAGCCAAGGTTGTAGGGTCAGAAGGCTATTTTGAGGCACAACCAAGCAATATTCCCAAGAAAGTAGGCGTAAATTGGTCTGCTTCAAAGGGTGCATTGCATTGGGTTAAGTCAATTTCTCAAGAACAGATGGCAGAACTGACAGGTGATGATGTTTACTCGCTAAATCCTGAAAGTGACGGCCTTTTTAGACCCCTGCCTGACGATGGTTGGAAGAAAAACTGGGCAATTACCGCCAAACACATGAAAGCTATGAAGGGCGTGGTCACGGTAGATACTGGAACGGCTCATTTAGCTGGTGCTTTAGGCGTTCGGTGCGTAGTTTTACTGCCAAAAGAAGAATTTGTATGTTGGCGGTGGAAAAATGCCCGTTGGTATGACAGCGTTTTAACCCTCAGACCCCACGAATACGATCAATTACCTGAAATCATAAGGAGAATGTAATGGCTTTAGTTAAAGTCACCGTAACTTGCCCATGTTGCAAAGTAGATCACGAAGAATATGATCCAAAACAGTTTGATGACCGTGAAAAGTATCTAGCCTACTGGAATATTCCTTTTGAAGGCGAAGAAGCCGACAAAGCATGGAGACAAAAGCTAGAAATGACCCCAAAGGAAGCCCCAACCGTAATGCCTGACATTGCAGGCCACATTAGCATGGCTGATGGCACATGGGTATCTTCCCGTTCTAAGCATCGTGAAAACCTAAAGCGTAATAACTGCATTGAAGTGGGCAACGATGTATCTTTTGAGCAAAAGAAGCCTGAATTAAGCCGAAAAGAGCAAGAAGCCCGTAAACGCCAAATTGCTGAAATTACCTACGCCAAATTAAGATAAGGAGCATTAAATGAGTGATGACCGTAGAGAACTATTAGAAGCCGCATTAGACCAAGCCGAAGAAGGCACACTTGAAACCCCCGTTGAAAAGGAGATTGAAGTAAATGACGATCCAATCCAAACCGAAAACAGTAGCGAAGAAGGTAGTAGCCAAGAAAACAGCGACCGTGACGAAAAAGGTCGTTTCAAGGGTAAGCCTGAAGAAGCCAGTATCCAAGACGATACCGTTGAAGAACCTGAATTGGTGGCAGAAGCTACTGATGAAGTTCAAGAAGAAATAAAACGCCCTACTACTTGGAAAAAAGAGTATCGGGATGTATGGGATAAGATGCAAGAAGGCAAACCCCTTGATAAAGAGGAATTTGCTAAGTTTGCTGAATATGCCAACCAGCGTGAAGCTGAATACAAGCGTGGCGTTTCTGCTTATAAGGCTGAAGCCGACAATGCTAGGCAATTGACTGAGGCACTTGGTCCTTTTGTTCCTGAACTCCAGCAACAAGGTATTCACCCTGTAGCTTGGATTAATAATCTAGGTCGGGCGCACATGGTTTTGACCAAAGCCCCTTACGAGCAAAAAGTCCAAATGTTTCATAGACTTGCACAAGATTATGGAATACAATTAAATCAAGATAGCTTACAAATGCCCGAACAGGCGTATGTAGACCCGTATCAACAACAGTTAATGCAACAACTTCAAGCTACACAGCAACAAGTTCAGCAATTGTCAGCGATTCGGGAGCAAGAAGAAAATGCTCGATTGAGTAATGAAATCAGTCGGGTAAGTAGTAACAAGGTGGCTTTTCCGCACTTTGAAATGGTACGGGAAGATATGGCTCAATTACTTGAGCGAGGTTTAGCCCAAGACCTAGAATCGGCTTATGCCAAAGCGGTGCGTATGAATGATGAAGCGTACAAGCTAGAGCAGGATAAACTCCTGAGATCAGCCAGTACACAAGCATCTAAGGCACAGCAAGTAGCTAAAGCTAAAGCAACTGCAGTTAGTCCACGATCCGTTACTCCTAGCGGTCAGGTGTCTAAATCAGATGCAAAGGATAGACGATCCTTGCTGATGGCTAATTTGGCCGATGCAGAGGGTGGTCGGGTTTAACTTAATCAATTAAAGGAAATATCATGGCTTTTGCAAATTCAGCAATCACCGATATTATCGCTACTACCATTCAAAGCCGTAGCGGAGTATTGGCAGACAACTTGACACAAAACAACGCAGTTCTACAGCGATTGAACTCTAAAGGTAATGTACGCCCGTTTTCAGGCGGTAATGTTATCTTGGAAGAAATCATGTACAACGATCCAGCAACTAATAACGCAAATTCATATAGCGGTTACGAAGTTCTGAACATCACTCCTGATAGCCCAATCTCTGCGGCTCAATTCTCTATTACTCAGTACGCTGATAGCGTAACAATGAGTGGTTTAGAAATGTTGCAGAACTCAAGCAAAGAAGCAATCATCGACTTGTTAGACGGTCGTATGCAAGTTTCTGAAGCCCGTTTGTTAAACCGTATCTCTACCGACCTTTATGGTGACGGTACAGGTAATGGCGGTAAGAACATTACTGGTTTGGCGGCCGCAATCAGCGTTTCTCCTACAACTGGTACATACGGTGGTATTAACCGTGCAAACTGGGCGTTTTGGCAGAACCAAGCAACAACTGGTGCTGACACATCCGTTTTGATCCAAGCCGCAATGACAACAGCCGCTATCAAGTCCGTTCGTGGAACTGATAAGACTGACTTAATCATCGCTGGTAACACTTTGTATCAACGCTATGTTGCATCCTTACAAGCTATTCAGCGTATTGCTGGTGTAGAAGAAGGCGCGGCTGGCTTTGCATCATTGAAGTTCTACGGTGGCGGTATGTCTGCTGATGTGGTATTGGGTGGCGGTATTGGCGCACAAGAAAACCCGTTGTATATGTATTTCTTGAACACTAACTACATTTTCTTCCGCCCACACAAAGAGCGTAACTTTGTACCTATCGGTGGCGAGCGTCAGTCAATCAACCAAGATGCAATCGTGAAGTTATACGGTTGGGCTGGTAACTTGACTTGCTCAAACGCATCCCTACAAGGTGTCTTGACAGGTACTTAATCAACCGACTAAATAAAGGAAAATAATCATGTCATATTCAATTACCCCTACTTCGGGCATTAACTTGGATGATGTAGTTCAATCCACAACCCAAGTAATTGGCGCAACTACTGTTACTATCCCTGCTAATGGACCTGCTGGTTCACAAGTATGGGCTTCAGACGGTAAGCGTTATGTACTAGGCGTTGCTGGTGCGGCTATTACAGCTAACACAGCTACTTGCTCTATCAATGCTTCAACATTCGTTGTTACTCCTTCTGCTGGTGCTTATTTAAGTCCAGCCGTAGCCGTAGCTTCAGGTGCTTATGCTTGGTTTGCCGCTACTAGCGTTTAATAGCAAAATGTAGTAAAAACAGGGGGTTGGCTCAAAAGGCTGACCCCTTTTCTTTAACTGTTTTACCTTTAATACCTTGAAGGAGATTTAAAAATGGCTTTACCATCAGATGAGCAGGGCGCAGATTCACGCTTACAAGTACGCTTTTACAGAAAACCCGTACAACAAGAGCAAGAATCAATGGATGCTGGCAGACCAATCTACAAAGAGTTTGATTTTGTACATATTTGCGTTGCTGGCGATACTTTGACCGAAATCGACACTTATGCGTTACAAACCCATAAGCAACGCTTTCCTATTCAATGGGCTAATTACATGAATAGACAAGGCGCACACGATGAAGTGGTAGTAGGAACACCCGTTGCAGAATGGCCTTTAGTATCAAAAAGCCAAGCTGAGGAACTACGGGCTATGAAGTTCTACACGGTCGAATCCATTGCAGGTGCTTCAGATCAGCAGTTACAGCGCATGGGAATGGCGGCAGGAATGTCACCTTATGCGTTCCGTGACAAGGCAAAGGCATTTCTAAATCTAGCAACAACTTCAGCAGAAACAGATAAGCGTGAGTTTGAAATTAACGCTTTGAAAGAAGAACTTGCCAAAAAAGAGCTAGAAACTGCTAAAATGAAGCAAGAAACAGATGCAAAGATAGCCTTAATGCAAGAGCAGATGGCTTCTATACTTGCCGCTGTTGGTGAAAAGAAAACCCGTAAACCTAAGACGGTAGCCACAGAGGAAGCCTAATATGTCATCAACAATGCTTGAATTAGTACAGCAAACCACCGCTGAACTTAACTTAGCCGTACCCACTTTCGTTCAAGGTAACACCAGCCAAGATGTGCAACAGATTCTTGCGTTGATGAACCGTGCTGGGTATGACTTGATTAAGGAACATGACTGGCAAGCATTGGAACTTGAATATAGGTTTTACACTACAGCTATAACCACAACTTGTGACACTATCAACGGCAATTACAATCTGTTAAATGTTGGTAATGTCACAGGTTTGGATAATACTTATTCAATTGTTGGCACAGAAGTCCCGCAAGATACTTATGTGGAATCTGTTTCAGGATCAACAGTAACAACCAGCCAATTAGCCACAGGAACATCCGTTGGCGGTTCGGTTACCTTTAGTAAAACCATTTACCCGTTGCCACCTGATTACGAAACCATTACAGATAATACTCATTGGGACCGTACAAAACATTGGCAAATGTTGGGACCTGTTGATGCACAGCAATGGCAATGGTTGAAGTCGGGCTATATATCTACAGGTCCTCGTGTCCGTTGGCGTATTCTTGGCAACACATTCCAAATTTGGCCACCATATAATTCACAAGAAAATTTAGGGTTTGAATATCGCTCTAAAGGTTGGGTTAGAAGTGCCACCAATGCTGTAAAAAATAGCTTTACCGCAGATACCGATACATCCGTGTTAGATGATGCAGTTATTGTATTGCTGACAAAACTTAAATACTTCCAAATTAAGTCTTTTGACACTACTGCATTGCAACAAGACTATGCCCGTTATTTAAGCATCGCTAAAGCTAACGATAAAGGCTCTGCTACCCTATCTTTTGCACCACAACCAAGTGCCGTGCTGATTGGCTGGGCAAACATCCCTGATACTGGTTACGGTAGTTAATTATGGCGGTCGCTAAGAAGTTTACCGCTACAACCGCTTCTTTAGCTTCCCCTATTGGTGGATGGAACGCTAGAGATTCATTGGCTGAAATGCAACCGTTAGATGCGGTGCAATTGGTTAATTTCTTCCCTACGCCCACCGATGTAACCCTCAGAAAAGGCTATTCAAAGGCTTCCACAGGCATCACGGGTAATGTAGAAACATTGATGAATTACGCTGGATATGATGGCGTAAATACCCTTTTTGCTGTTGCCAACGGTGTTATTTATAACGCATCGACTTCTACCGCAACTTCTGTATTTACTGGTTTAACTAACAGCAGATTCCAGCATTGCATGATTAGCACCGATGGTGGCAACTTTATTATTGCTGTAAACGGTGTTGATCCAGCCATTATTTATGACGGTACACGCTGGTACAAGATGGCTACCACCACTACCGCCCAAACAATACTGACAATTACTAGGGGTGGTACAGGTAACTTAACAGCTACCGTAACAACTTCTGCACCGCATGGCCTTGTAACCAACAACCGTGTATCTATCTCAGGTGCTACCGAAGCCAATTACAACGGCACTTATGCCATTACTGTAACTGGTGCTTCAACCTTTACTTACACGATGGCTACCGCACCAGCGGCCAATGCTACCGTAGTCGGAAGTTACACCGTTTTAGGTATCACAGGCGTTAATAGTAATGTTTTCGTCAATGTCAATATGTGCCAAAACAGACTGTTTTTTGTTCAAAAAGACAGCATGACCTTTTGGTATTTGCCTGTTGAATCCATTGGTGGTGCGGCATTAGACTTTCCATTAGGATCGGTAGCCCGTTCAGGTGGATTCTTGCAAGCCATGGGAACTTGGACTTTAGATGCTGGTTATGGCGTAGATGACCTATCCGCTTTTGTTACTAGCATGGGCGAAGTCATTGTTTATAAAGGCACAAACCCTTCAGATGCTAATAATTGGTCTGAAGTCGGGGTATGGCAAATGGGTCAAACCTTTGCTAGACGGTGTTTTTTCAAGTTTGGTGGTGATTTACTCTTGCTAACCCAAGATGGCTTAGTGCCAATGTCTGCCGCCCTGCAATCATCACGCCTTGACCCCCGTGTAAACCTGACAGATAAGATTTATTACGCTGTAAGTCAGGCGGCAACCCAGTATTACGCTGAATTTGGCTGGCAGATTAACTATTTTGCTAGTGAAAATATGCTGATTCTCAATATTCCTACCGCCAATGGTAAGGAACAATATGTCATGCACACGATTACAAAGTCTTGGGCTAGATTTACTGGTGTAAACGCATTTTGCTGGGAAGCATCGGGTAATAACAAGATTTACTTTGGTTCTAATGGATATGTTGGTAATTTCTACGACCAAACTTCTGATGCTGGTAATAACATTGTTGCAACGGCACAACAGGCATACAGTTATTTTGATAGCAGAGGACAGTTAAAACGCTTTACTCTAGTACGCCCTATCCTACAAACCGATAACGGCTTACCGACCGTTCTATGCGGTATTAGCACCGATTTTGACACCATTCCGCTTACCAATCAGATCGCTTTCAACCCATCCATTGTAAATACTGGTATTTGGGATTTAAGCACTTGGGATAACGCAAACTGGGGTGGCGGTTTAACTACTACAAAGGTTTGGCAAGGTGTTAGTGGAACAGGCTACGCAGGCTCTATTAACCTGAATGTGGCATCGCAAGGCATTGAGTTCCATTGGGCATCAAGTGATTATGTAATGGAAAAAGGCGGAGTTCTATAATTGCGTAGAGTTACTACCGAAGATCAAAAATATATGGGTGATTGGCTGGTTCGTTTAATGAACCATCCATTACCTGAAGAAACGGTTTGTATAGGTCAAGAAATTGACGGAAATTTAGTCGCAGTAGTAGGATTTGCCAGTTTTATGCCAAAAGCGGTGCAAATGCACATTGCGGCAGTAGATGAAGTAAATTGGATGAGTAGAGATTTATTGTGGGCGGCTTTCGATTATCCCTTTAATAAACTAGGAGTTAGCGTTATACTAGGTCAAGTTTGTGCAGATAATGAATCTGCCTTAAAACTAAACCGACACCTTGGTTTTAAAGTGATAGCTGAAATACCTGATGCTCACATGGATGGAGACTTAGTGATTATGGCTATGAGGCGTGAAGATTGTCGCTTTCTCGACATCAAATGCCCTTTAAGAACAGCAAAAGGAGAATGACATGGGTGGTGGTGGATTTTTAGGATTAGGACCTGCGCCAAGTGCGCCAGCCGCACCCGATTACAGGGCGGCCGCACAGGAAACTGCATCAGGCAATCTTGATGCGGCAAGAGTCGCTACTGCGGCAAACCGTGTAAACCAAGTCACTCCTTATGGTAATTTAGACTACTCCGTTTCAGGTACAGACCCTTACGGAAATCCCACTTGGACTGCTAAGACTTCATTATCGCAAGTCGGACAACAACTTTTAGATAACCAAAACAACGCTAGTTTAGGTCTTGGTTCAACTATCAATTCTGCTTTAGGTCGTGTTCAAGACACAATGGGTCAGCAATTCAACCCAAATCTTCCACAAGTAGGTATCAATGCTGGTCAGAATTACCAAGATGCTTATATGGAGCGTTTACGCCCACAGATTGAACAGGGTCGTGAGGCTTTGGATGTAAAGCTGGCAAACGCTGGTATTCCTGTTGGTTCAGAAGCCTACAAACGGGCGCAAATGACGCAAGGCCAAAGAGAAAACGATTTATTGCTAGGCGCTACAACACAAGGGTTTGGCACAGGTTTGCAAGCAAATCAACAGGCTTACAACCAAGCTATGACAAACTACAATATGCCACTCAACACATTGAGCGCATTGCGTAGTGGTTCACAAGTTCAAAACCCAACATTCGTAAACTCTGCACAGCAAGCAACTACTGGTGGAGCAGATATTTTAGGTGCTACTCAAATGGGTTATAACGCACAAATGGGTGACTTCAATTCTAAACAGGCCGCACAAGCAAACTTTAATAGCGGTCTCATGGGATTAGCTGGTGCTGGTATTGCGGCATCTGACATTCGCATGAAAGAAAATATTAAGCAAATCAATTACTTACAGAATGGTTTGCCAGTTTACGAATACGAATACAAGGCTGAATTTAAAGATCATCCTTTAGCTGGTCACGGTAAGTTTGTTGGTGTTATGGCTCAAGAAGTTCAAGCTGTAATGCCTGAAGCTGTTACAACTCTTGATAACGGCTACTTGGCCGTAGATTACGGAAAACTTAATGCCTAATCCATACTTTACTTCTGTAGACCCTTATCAAATGCCTGAACAGCAGGGTCTAATGCCTACATTTCAAAACATCGGTCAGCAACAAGCTAATCAACAAATGGCACTTGCACAGCAAAATCAAATGGTTCAACAGGCAGGGCAAATTGGTAAAAGCGGTTCAGATCCAATGGCTTTAGCAATGATGTTGCGTAAAAAAGACCCTAAAAAACCTGCTAATGTTTACGATAAAAGCGAAATGATGCCTGACACAGCACAAACTGATCCTTTGGACTTTTAATCATGGCCGCTGATATTGGAACACTAAACCCTGAACAGATGTTGCAACAGCAACAGATTTTACGCCAGCAAAAAATGGCTGAAATGCTGATGCAACAACCAACCCCGCAAGGTCAAATGGTTGGCAATCGTTTTGTTGCCCCTTCATTTACTCAAAACCTTGCCAGTTTAGCCAACACTTTTGTAGGCCAAAGAAATCTTGATAAAGCTAATCAAGCACAAATTGATTTAGCTAAACAGCTAAGAGCAGATGAAACTTCTGCTATGGCTGACTTTATGCAACAAAAGCAGGGTACACCTGCTGAAATGTTCCCTGCACAAGCTGGGCCAATGCCTGATGGTGGCAACATTCCATTACAAGAATCTAAAGCCGCTGTATTGCCTAATCCGCAAGCGGCTTATACAAACTTAATGGCTAATCCAAAAGCATCTGCAAGATTGCAAAACATGGCATTTACTAAGTTAAATGAAGGCCCAATTAAAGCTGGTGTTGATGATGTATTCCTTGACCAATTTACAATGAAACCTATATATCAAGGTGCTGGAAAGCAACCTGATAGTATTAAATATGCTATTGCAATCGGTCAATTGCCTGCTGATCCTAAGACATGGACTACGCAACAAGCGGCTTATGCAAAAACTTTGGTTGAATCAAAAGCTAGTTCAGGTGCTAATAAATATGACTTTAGCAATATGCTTGGTAAGAGCGTTAGTGATATTCAGCCAATGTTAATTGCTTCTAAAACTGCAACTGGTGGTGCAATTCAACAGGCAGATGCGGCAAACCGAATTATTCAAGCCGTTGATACCGATAAAATATTTACTGGTGCTGGTGCTAACCAAAAACTTCAATTGGCACAAATTGGTTCAATGCTTGGTGCAACTGGTGATACAGCTGAACAAAAAATTGCCAATACACGCCAAGCAATTCAAGGTTTAGCACAACTTACATTGCAGGGTCGTAAACAAATGCGTGGCGAAGGTGCAATTACTGAATCTGAAGGCTCATTGGCTCAAAGAGCAATGTCAGGTGATGTATCTTTAACTGCGGCAGAAATCAAACAATTGGCTATTGCGGCAAAACGATCGGCTAAATTTACTTACGACCAACACCAATCCATGATGGGGGCTCTAGCTAAAGATAGTCCAAACTCTCTACCTTATTACCAAATTGAAGTAAACCCAAATATTTTTGGGCCAGTAGGGGGTAGTAGTCCAAATAGGACTAAAGCAGATGCAATTATTGGAGATACAAAATAATGGCAAGTGCAGAAGATTACGCAAATTGGCTAGTTAAAAACGAAGCATTAAAAGGTACTGACAAATTCAATACCGTTGCTGACGCTTATCGTGAAGCCAAGGCAGAAGAATCTTTAAGTGCTGGCCAACAAGAAGGTGCAGGGCAAAGCGTATTGTATGATCGCCCACAAGTAGGGGTAGGCCGTAAATTAGCCCAAAGTGCTGGTAAAGGTATAACTGGTGCTTTTGATTTGCTAGTCGGCGCTATACCTGCGGTTGGTCGTATGTATGATTATGCAACCACGCCTGATATGCCAGTCCCTCGTTACCCTGCTCCATTGCAAACATACTTAACTGAACAAGGTGTATTCAAACCTGAAGCTGAATTTAATACTCCCATTGGGCGCGTAGCAGACTTTACTACTCAACTATATACAGGCGGTGGTTTTAACCCTGCAAGAACTGGTAAAAGCCTTTTGACACAGTCTTTACCTGATGCAGGCAAGGACATTGCCAAACAATTTGCTATGACAGGTACACAAGGCATAGTCGGTGGCAGCACTTCAGAAACTTTAAAAAGTGCAGGTATTGACAACCCTTTAGCCCAGTTTGCCGTTACAGGTGGCACTACAGCTTTAGCTGGCGCACCTTACGCTATGCGTAGCACGGCTGCAGACATTGCAAACAAAGGCTTGCGTGGCGTAACACCTGAACAGCAAAGGTTAGCACAACAATTACAGTACGATTCTGCCCGTCAAGGCGCACCGATTACTGGTGCTGAAGCAATTGCACAAATAACAGGCAATAAAGCATTGCTTGGTACACAGCGTTTTGTGGAAAATGCACAAGACAGTATGCCAATAATGAATGAATTTATGGTTAACCGCCCTGCTGGGCAACGCCAAGCGTTTGATGCTGCAGTACAAAATGTTGGCCCAAAGCCAACTTCAGCAACACCCGTAAATATGCAAAACGCAGCTACAAACCTTATTGAAGGTGCGGAATCAAGCCTTACAAGAAACAACAAAGATTTATACAAGCAAGCTGGCCGTGTAAATGTGTACCCTGCACCTGCCATTTTTGCTAACCCAAGAATTGCAGAAGCGGTTGAAGCAGTAACTAAAACTGCTGAATATGGCGTAAAAGGCGCAAGCCCACTTTCTTTTGAAACTTTAATTGCAGCTAAGAAGTTGTTAGATGATGAATACGCTACCCAAATGAGTGGTGCTTCAGGTTTAAGAAAAGGCGCAAGTGCTATTACTACTTCTGCTGTAAACCAATTAAACGATTATTTAAAAGAAAATTCAGCACAATATAAGCGTGGCGCAGGTAACTACACAACTGCCATAAATGAACAAATTGGCCCTATTAAAGCAGGCCCAGTAGGTCAAATTGCAGAAGGTGCTGATGCAGCGCAAGTATTGATGCCTAACAAGCCAGTATCTTTGTATGAAAAAGACAT